CAGTTGGTGAACCACCACCAGACGTTACCCCCCCTTGTTTGGGTACGCCAGTGATGGTGTCCGCGCCCATGGGGAATTTTCCACGCAAGTCTGGCGTTGTGCCAGTACCGTCACACACTTTCCAACCAGCGGGGACAGCTGCGTATGTGCCGTACCACATCTTGATCTCGCCAATAACCAGAGACTGGGAGACTTTCCCCTCTAAGGTGGTGGCACGGTCAAACAGCTGCGTCAGCTCGAGCGCTGTGGCGGCACCGTTGCCTACGCCAGACTCCACAAGCCCATCTACACCCGGGAAGCAATCAAAAATAGCCTGCTTGAGTGCGCGTATCTGGTCGTCACCGAGCCCGGCGTTACTGTTCGCGTCCGGTGTGGCTGGGTTTATTGCTGAAATGGGCATAAGTTACTCCACGCTCGAAACTTGTGACGTACTACCGGACACCATGCCCAGCATACTTTCGACCCTCAAATCCTCAAGAGTCTGGTTAAACATGCTCCCCCAGTGGTCCCTCCCCTCCCTGTCCTTCACATACTGGCAAAGGTGGAAAAGAGAGCCCTGCAAATAGGCGTCTGGGTTGGCAATAAACATGCGGGTTGTGTTGGTATCGACTTGTGTCATGTCAACCGGGGCCTCATCTGGGATAGGCGGAGACTCTACCGGGTTGGTTGGGACCTGCCAGATAGGTAAATCGTTGATAGATTCCGTCCCGTAGTACACGAATACCAGAGAATCACCATCACCCCAGTCGTTAGGGTCGGTATCAATGAGGTCCGTGAACTCTATCTTCCTTCCCACGATCGAGAAGGCTCTCACCGTGCCGGTATCAGCGCCGGTTGCGATGCGTCTGGCGAGCTGTTGGTCAGAAATATGCTGCAAAGGGCAGTCATTCCACTTAACAAGCCGCATTTCGGCAAAATTTGAGGGGAGGGCGGTGAATATGCCATCAGAAACAGCATCAACGGGGTGTCCGTCGATATTCCAGCCCAGATTATTATAGGTGGCGATGAATTCGTTGTCTTGGCAGCGAAGATTGCGGTAAATCTGACCCTCTGCCAGCCTGATACACAACGGGATGACAGCTGTCAGGTCCTCCCGGTTAATCCAGTCAGCTATTGTTGTCTTTAGGTCGCCCAGATTCTGCATTTATCTTACCCCTGTCAGGGACAACAAAAACACCCGACTCACTACGGGTAGTGACGTGCTGGGTGTGGAGCTTGGAGAATTCACGAGAGAGAAAGTAGCGCATGAACTTGTCCTTCACTCCGGACTTGGATTCGGGATACATCATCCCGGGTTTCCCGCCCTCGTTTCTCGCCCACTGGTCTATTGTGAAGTGGTTTTTCTTACACCAGTCAGTGATTAGGGTCATGGGGACAGAGCCGACATACCGCCGATCATACTGTCCAGTCCCGAACCGCTGCTGTGCTTCCATAATAAGTTGGGTCCGCGCCATAGCGGGACCCAGTTCTTGGTGCTCGACACGGTAGTTCTCACCCCCCTCAGTTGCGAAGGAACGGGTATAGTCGCCTATGGCCCGGGTGAGTCTACGTTGTGTCATCCTGCGCCTCTTACGGAGTCAGAGCGTCAGCAATGCTGGTAACCAGACCATGTGCAGACTGGTTCAGCACAGCGAACGTGCTCTCCCGCAGTATCTGGCGCTTGTCTGAATCTCCAACTTTGGCGATTGCCCAGTCCCGTGTTGCTCTCAACACTGGCGTTGCCAGAAAGTTGAAATCCAACAGGAGAACCGCACGATCGTTTGCTGCCTGAACGCCCATCTGCCGATCGAGAACAACATCAAGTTCACCATAGGTGCTTACATACAGGTCGATGACGTGTATGAGGGTCTTGTTGTTAATATCCCGATTTCTGCCTGTTTGTGTTGCAAACGTGGCAAAGGCACCTGCCGTTACCGGGTCGGTGAAAGCGTAGGTGGGGTTGGCACCGGCGTTGTAGGCTGCGAGGTGCGCTGCCAATATCTCCGCCTCGAGCCCGGCTTTGGTGGCGGTAATCGAGGTTACCGTGTTAGCTGCGGCGATCTGGGAATAGATGCTCGCAAACTTACGGGCCGTTACAGAGTCGCCCGGGACCGCAGTCTGGCGCGTACCACCGGGGGCACCAGCAATAGCCAGTTCCTCGTCGTTGGCAAGCTCGCCGTAGCGAAGCTCCAACTGGTAGGCCATTTCTGAATCACGACCGTACTTGTCGACTTCTTCCATGGTGCCGGTGACTTCAGCCACTTTGCCCATGATCTGGCAATAGTTCTGACGTTCAACGACCGGGTTGGACGTATCTGAACCGGCTGCTGCACCTTCAACCAAAGCGTTGGCAGCGGCTGCGTTCAGGGAATCTTCAGTCCACTCGTGGATTTTACCAGTGGCACGGAGAGTCCGTGACATGCTGGCGATAGGGTTGTCGATGGGCGAGATGTTGTAAATCTCATCCTGCACATCTTCTTTTTGACGCAACTGGGTGTATGTATCAAGTCCCGACATGGGCCTTACTCCTCAAAGTGTAGAATCAGCGGCCTCGGTGTTCTTTCTGGAGTTGACGCATTTTCATATCCGCGAAGCGACCTTTCTCACCCGGGTTCTCTCGGAAAGCCTTTTCAGCTTGCCGGTATCGCCCGTCAGCGCTCCTCGGGGTAGTCTGCGCGTTTCTCACAGGTCCCTTGGCCTTACGTTTGTGCTTCAAGCCGCGAACGGCAGAGTCAGCACGGTTTAACTGCATGGAGTCGTGAAGTAGCTCAAGAAACCTGTAATCCAGATTCTGTCCGAACTCCTCTGCGGAGAAACCACGAGATTGAGCGTATTCGCCCAGCTCCCTGTGGACCTCTCGACTCCAACCCGGGATGGAACGAGACAGCCGTACTCTGGCTATCTCAGCTTGACGCTCACGCTCCTTCTGCTTGACCTCTTGCTCCTTCTGGTTCAGGCCCTCGATCTGGGCTTGAATCTGATTTCGCTGTTGGACGAACATCTGGTGCTGCTGCCTCGCTTGGGGGAGATTCTGTGGTTCAATCAACCCGTTCTGAAAGGCGTGTTCAAGCTGCTGAATCTGCTGACTGAATCCCCCGACATAGGCTTGAGCGAATTGCTTGGCTTCTATCAGGCTGTCTTGCAGTTCATGCTTCAGGTTGATATGCGTCGACATAATCTCCGCATGTTCCCTGTCCATCTCCGAACGGTTAGCAGTTACCTCGCTGATTTTGCGCTGTGCCTGCTCATACCGCTCACGCCAATTAGTGCTGTCATCAATGTCGTCGTCTGTCTCGTCGCCTTCGAGTGTCCCATCGGGGTCTACAGCTTCGAGCTCATCTTCGTCATCTACTTCATCACCGAGAACGTCCTCTAGGATTGGCTCGCTCTCTGCTGATTCCAACTCTTTGCCGGGTGCCCTCTCTCGGGTCGGCTCGGGTCGGGCTTTCGCTTCTGGTTGGCCGGCTCTCTCTGCTGCGAGCTGTCCTGCCTTCCTTTCTGCAAAACTGGGTCCTGCTACTGCTTGGTCCATTGTACTCTCCTCATTGAGCTATACAAGTGTTTAACCGCTACTACTGAATCGGGTATCCGTCATCAAGGCCAAAGCCCTGCTCGTCTAGGTGTCTGTTCTCCGGCTTTGCCGCTTCTCGGGCGGCTGTTACCTGCTGGGCTCTTTCAATAGCCCCCTGCATGACTGCGTTGATACGGCCATGGGCCTGAACCTCGTGCCATAAGGACTCGCGCTTCTGGCTCTCTTTCGGGGAGGTGTTCACCCAGTCCACGATGGCTTGGTCGACCGCTATCTTGTTGGCGATGTGGTACATGGGGGTGTTCAGCGCAGCCGCAGCAGCGTGACCCATCTCCATGATCTCCTCGTAAGTGTGTCCTTTCTCGTCGTTGTTTTCCATCATCTCTCCGTTTAACCGACTTTACCGATCTGGGCAGCCCGCTTCTGGCTCCTCTCGATCTCCAGTTCCTGTTCGTCGACCGAAACTTGGTGGACAAACTTCCGGGTATCCAATGTGTAATCTTTATCGTCTTTGCTCTGGTCCCCGGCGAGCTTGTCATGCTCTCGATTGGATTTGTCCAAGTCCTGTGTTTTCTGCCACTGGAACATCTCCCACGCACGTCGATCTCCGCTCTGGGCAATCTGCGTCTGCGTCTTGAGCAAGTAGTCCTGTTTCTCTTGTTCTTGTTGGGCTTTCTGCTGCATCTCCTGCATACCCTTCCCAACTTCAGGGGAGTCAGGGCGCTGCATGAACGGGGTGGTGTCTGCCACTCCCATCGCGTCAAATACCTCGTCCATCAGGGCGTGTTTCTGTGCCATACCGTAGAGAGGAGCGAGCTGGGGGTCGCCGGAGAGTATCTGGTGCATAGTGAGCAGGCGTGAGGCGTGTTCCTTACCTTCTTCAGGCGTAAGGGCTACCGCTACATCCATATCCAGCTCGTCATCTTTCCAGTTGGCGGGGACAATCTCGATCATCCTGCCCCGGACCTCAAGCTCTGACTTACCT